ACCAAGCAGGCCTCCAAGGCCAAGAACCCGGGGAGGTCCAAGACCTCCGAAGGTCGGCGCACGGGCGGGGGCTCCCCCCCTCCACCCGCCCGTGCGCCGTTTTCGGACAAGCACGTACTCCTCGCGCTGGAGTATGCTCGAGAAGTTGTCAGCGGCAAGCGCAACGTTTGTGAGTACGTGAAGCTAGCCTGCCAGCGCCAGCTCAATGACCTGGAGGGGCGCGACTCCAGCGGGGTCCTCCGCAAGCTGTACATCTTCGATGAGGAGCGCGCGGGGCGCGTGTGTCGCTTCATCGAGCGGCTGCCTCACGTGAAGGGGCCCAAGGCCAAGAACCACGAGCTCATCAAGCTGGAGGGCTGGCAGTGCTTCGCCCTCACGACCACGTTCGGCTGGCGGCGTACCGACACCGGGGGTCGGCGGTTCCGCCGCGTGTACATCGAGGTCCCCCGAGGCAACGCCAAGTCCACCCTCTCCTCGGGCGTGGGCCTGTACGGGCTTGCCGCCGATGAGGAGGAGGGGCCGGAGGTCTACAGCGCCGCTACCACCCGCGACCAGGCCAAGATTGTCCAGGGTGACGCCCAGGCGATGCTGCGCAAGCGCCCGGACTTCGCCTCCAAGCTCCAGCTGGTCGTCAACCAGCACGACATCCGCTGCCCGCGCAACCACGGGAAGTTTGAGGCCCTCACGCGCGAGCACGGGACGATGGACGGCAAGAACGTCCACGTGGCCATCATCGATGAGCTCCACGCCCACAAGGACCGGGGTGTGTACGATGTCATCGAGACTGCGAGCGCCAAGCGCTACTCCTCGCTGATCTGGGTCATCACCACCGCCGGTTCCGACACCGCCGGCATCTGCTACGAGGTCCGCAGCTACGTGACCCGGGTGCTCAACGGGGCCGTTCAGGACGACTCGCAGTTTGGTATCATCTACACCATCGATGACGACGATGACTGGACCGACCCGGCCAACTGGGAGAAGGCAAACCCCAACTGGGGCGTGTCGGTCATGCCGGACGTGTTCGCCTCCCTCGCCAGCAAGGCGACGCAGGTGGCCAGCGCCCAGAACAACTTCAAGACCAAGCACCTGAACCTCTGGGTCAACGCTGACGTCGCCTGGATGGACATGCGCTCCTGGGACCGCTGCGCGGACCTGGACATGCGCCTCGAGCAATTCAAGGCAGACCCCCTGTACGAAGGGCTGGACCTGGCGACCAAGACGGACATCGCTAGCAGGGCGCGGCTCTTCAAGCGCTACCTCCCGAAGCACCGGCCCGGGTGCCCGGAGCACGACGGTCCCGGGCGCTTCGATTGCGCGCGCTGCTACCCGCCCGAGGGGGAGCGTGAGGCTCACTACTACCTCTTCATCGCCAACTACCTCCCCGAGGCCGCCATCCACGACGGGCGCAACTCGCAGTACTCTGGGTGGGCGCTGGAGGGCTGGCTGACGGAGACTCCCGGGGACGTCATCGACTTCGGGATGATCAAGAGCGACATCATCCAGGACCTCGACACGCACGTGATGCGCGAGGTTGTGTATGACCCCTGGCAGGCGACTCAGCTGGCCCAGGAATTGCAGGACCAGCACGGCGCTCCGATGGTCGAGATGCGCGCCACGGTGCTCACCTACTCGGCCCCGATGAAGGAGTTGGAAGCGCTCGTGCTCCAGCGGCGCCTCCACCACGACGGGTCCCCGGTCATGCGCTGGATGATCAGCAACGTGGTCGCGCACCTGGACGCCAAGGACAACATCTACCCCCGCAAGGAGCGCCCCGAGAACAAGATTGACGGCGTGGTAGCCACCATCATGGCCCTCGGGCGGGCCATGCTTGACGATGACCCGTATGCGACTGGCCAAGGGTTCAAGACCTTGTGATTGGCCAGGGAGAGACCATGAACGTGTTCCAGCGAGCGATGGCGTGGCTGCGCCCCCAGGGGTTCGGCACCACGCGCCCCGAGGACCCCGCAAGGAGTCTCGCGGTGCTTCCCTTCCCGACCTCCGCAGCCGGGGTCCCGCTGACGATGGAGGTCGCCACCCAGCTGTCTACGGTCTGGGCGTGTATCGACGCCATCGCCAAGGCCATCGCATCCTCGCAGTGGAAGGCGTATGAGGTCAACGGGCGCAACCGCACGTACCTCCCAGATGACCCGGTGGCGTGGCTGCTCAACGTGCGCCCCAACCCGGAGATGACCGCCATCGCCTGGCGCGAGTCGATGCTGTACCAGACGCTGTCCTGGGGCAACGGCTACTCCGAGATTGTCCGCACGGGCGCGGGCAAGGTCGCTGAGCTGTGGCCGCTCCTCTCGGACCGGATGGTTGTGTCCCGCGCGACCCGGGAGGACGGAGCGCCCGGTGAGCTCGTGTACTGGTACAACCAGCCGCTGTCCGGCCAGTGGGTCATGCTCCGCTCCTCGCAGGTCCTACACTTCCGGGGGCCGAGCATCAACGGGCTCATGGGCGAGAACATGGTGGCGCGCGCCGCCAGGGCCATCGGGCTCGCCATCGCCGCTGAGCGCTTCGCATCGTCCTACTTCGGGAACGGGGCCACGCTCGGGACCATCCTCAAGTACCCCAAGACGCTCACCAACGAGGCGCACAAGCGGCTCAAGGAGGACTGGGAGGACAAGCACACCGGCCCCGACAAGGCGCACCGTCCGTTCATCCTGGAGGGCGGGATGGAGCTGGAGCGGCTCACCGCCGATGCGGGTGAGATGCAGCTGACGGACTCCCGGATGTTCTCCGTGGAGGAAATCTGCCGCTTCTGGGGCGTCCCTCCGCACAAGGTCCAGCACCTCCTGCGCGCGACCTTCAACAACATCGAGCACCTGGGCATGGAGTTTGTCCGGGACGCGGTCACGCCCTGGGCGCTCCGCTGCGAGCAGGAGGTTGACTTCAAGCTGTACCCTCAGAAGGCTCCCTGGCGCGCGACTCGCATCGACACCGAGCACCTCTCCCACGGTGACGCCCGCGCCCGCGCGGAAGCCTACCAGATCATGCGGCGCATCGGGGTGTACTCGGCAAACGACATCCTGGAGAAGGAGGGCGCCAACACCATCGGCAAGGAGGGGGATGTGCGTCTGGTCGAGGCCAACATGACCCCGCTCAAGCGGATGATGCAGGACACGGCCAAGCCCGAAATCTTCCAGTACCACCTGACCGCCGGCATCCCCACGGTCAACGAGGTCCGGGAGCGGCTGGGCCTGCCGCCTCGGGAGGGTGGCGACGTGCCCACGTCTACCGCCCCGCCCGCCCCGTTCGGCGGTGGCGCAGAGGGCGGGGAGCCACCCGGGGAGGGGGGCAAGGCTCCGTCCAGCGCCTCACCCATGCGGGGTGGCGAGGCAGAGGAGCCCGAGGAGCCCGAGGAGCCCGAGGAGGAGGGGGAGGAGGAGCCCGAGCCCCCGGCCAAGGCCGCGCACGAGGCGTCCCGCCGGATGCTGGCGGAAGCGGTCCAGCTGCTCTTCATGGGCTCGCTGGAGCGGTACGCCCGCAAGGCGACCAACCGGGAGCAGGACCTGCGGCGGAAGCGCTCCCGCTCCGAGGCCGACATCGCAGTCGCTCTGGCGGAGCACCGCAGCAACACGCGGGAGGTCCTGCTGGAGGAGGCGCGCGAGGCGTTCAACATCCTCGGGCAGGTCGCCAAGACCGGAACCGAGGAGGAGTGGTCCAAGGTGATGATCGAGGTCGCTGACGCGGTAGACAACGGAGCAACCCCCCGAGAGGCAGCGGCGACTCTGGTCGCGCTGTACATGAGGTAACAAATGCGCAAGCCCAACCCCATGCGGAGCGCGGTCCAGACGTTCCGCGCCATGAACCCCCGCCACCACTTCGCTGCCCGCCTCGGGACTGCGCGTGTCGGCTCTCCCTCCCCCGTCGCCGCCAAGAAGGATGAGGAGGTTGTCTGCGGCGAGATGTTCCTGTACGACGCCATCGGCTCGGACTGGATGGGCGGCATCGGCTCCAAGGACGTGGCTGCCGCCGTCAAGGACATCGAGGCCGGGGGCGCCAAGCGCCTGAACATCTACATCAACTCCCCGGGCGGGGACGTGTTCGAAGGGACCGCCATCTACAACGTCCTGTCCCGCTTCAAGGGGCACAAGACCGTGTACGTGGACGGGCTGGCCGCCTCTGCCGCCTCGTACATCGCCATGGTCGGTGACGAGATCATCACCGCGTTCAACGCCATGTGGATGATCCACAACCCCTGGGGCGTGGTCATCGGCAACGCCAACGACATGCGCGCCACGGCGGAAACCCTCGACACCGTGGGTGGGACCCTGGTGGAGACCTACGTGAAGCGGACCGGCCAGGCCGCCAAGGACATCGCGGCCTGGATGGACGCTGAGACCTGGATGGATGCGAAGGAGGCCAAGGAGCGCGGCTTCACCGACAGCATCACCGAGGAGGACGATGACGAGGAGGAGGAGATGGAGGCGGGGCTCAAGGACCCGACCAGCGCCACCACGTCCCTCCTCGCCAAGTACGCGCACACCCCCGACAAGATGCGCCCGAGCGCGAGCGCGCTCGTGGCGACGATGGAGCAGCGAGTCCTCAACCTGCCGAAGCGGGCCAGCCCGCCGAAGCTCAGCCCCGGCCAGCCGGGCAAGAAGTAGACGCACCCCACCGCAGTACCTACCCGCAACACGGAGAAACCGACACATGAAGACCCCGATGAAGAACCTCGTGGGCGCGCTGGTGGCGATGTTCGCCAAGAGCCCGTCCATCGAGGACCTGCAGGAGAAGCTCAACACGCTGACCGCCAGCGCCAAGTCCATCCAGGACGCGGCGGACAAGGAGCAGCGCCAGCTCACCGCCGAGGAGGAGCAGGAGGTGGCCGGCATCTTCGCTGCCTTCGAGACCACCGAGCTGGAGATCAAGCGGCGCGAGCGCATCGCGGCCCTGGAGAGCAAGGTCCAGGCCCCGGCGCAGCGCGTCACCGAGCCGGCCACGGGCACCCCCGCCCCGCTCGCCCCCAACGCCGCGCTCCCGCGCGTGACCGGCGGTGAGAACGTCGCCGCCAAGTCCGGCACCGCCGGGTTCCGGTCCATGGGCGAGTTCAGCCTGGCGGTCCGCAACGCGGTGGGCGGCTCCGTGGACCCGCGCCTCCGGGTCCTCAACGCCGCGCCCTCCACCCAGTCGCAGGAGGCCCAGGGGGCCGATGGCGGCTACCTCGTGCCGCCGGACTTCCGCACGGCCATCGTCCAGAAGGTGATGGGTGAGGATGCCCTCCTCTCCCGCACCGACCAGCAGACCACCGGCTCCAACTCCATCACCCTCCCGGTCGATGAGACCACCCCGTGGCAGACCAGCGGCGGTGTCCAGACCTACTGGGAGGGTGAGGGCACCCTCATCGGCCAGAGCAAGGTGGCCCTGAACTCCGTCACCGTGCGCGCCAACAAGATGTCGGCGCTGGTCCCGGTCACCGATGAGCTCCTGGAGGACTCGGCCAGCCTGTCCGCGTACCTCGGGCGCAAGGTCCCGGAGAAGATGACCTACAAGCTGAACGACGCCATCCTCAACGGCGATGGCGTCATGAAGCCGCTCGGCATCTTCCAGTCCCCGGCCCTCGTGACGCAGGCGGCTGAGGGCGGCCAGGCCGCTGACACCGTCGTGGCGGCCAACATCAACAAGATGTGGAGCCGGATGTACGCCCCGCTGCGCCGCAACGCGGTGTGGGTGATCAACCAGGACATCGAGCCCCAGCTGGACTCGATGGTCATGGGCGGCACCACGGCGGCCACCCCGGTCTACCTCCCGCCGAACGGCCTGGCGGGCGCGCCCAACGGCACCCTCAAGGGCCGGCCCATCATCTACTCGGAGGCCTGCGCGGCTCTGGGCGACGTGGGCGACATCGCGCTGGTGGACTTCAGCCAGTACCTGTCGCTGGTCAAGACCGGCGGGATCAAGCAGGACGTCAGCATCCACCTCTGGTTCGACTACGGGCTGACCGCGTTCCGGTTCAGCTTCCGCGTGGGCGGGCTGCCGTGGTGGGCCTCGAGCATCACCCGCGCCAAGAGCGCGCTCCCGCTGTCGTTCGCGGTGGCGCTGGCGGCCCGGTAGTCCACCTGAGCGAGGGGCCTAGCAGAGCACCGCTAGGTCCTGAGCTCACCTACCAAGCAACCGAAAGGAACAACAGATGAGCGATCACAACCGCAAGCCCTCGGAGCAGTACCCCATCAAGGCGCAGGTCGCGCCGCAGTCGATGGCCGCCGCTGCCACCGCCACCTCCGGGTGGGTGGCCATCTCCAACAACAAGTGGGCCAACATCCACGCCATCACGGGCGCGGGTGCGGGCACCCTCGCCGTCAAGGTCGAGCAGGCCACGACCGTGGGCGGTGCCGGCGCCAAGGACCTGGCCACGGCGGCGCAGGTCGGCATCACGGCCCTGGCCGCGTCCAGCGCCGCTGACGTGGACGTGGACCTCACCCAGTACGTGGACGTGGACGGCGGGTTCGGCTTCATCCGCATCAGCGCCACGATGACCGGCGGTGCCGGCACGTTCGCCGCTGTCGGGCTCTGCCTGGGCCCGGACGCCTTCCAGGCGTAACACCTAGGTCCCGGGCGCGGGTGGGAGGGGTGCCCCCTCTCCACCCGCAGCCCCACCCGCTCCCGGGGCCGCTTCACTCGGAGACTACATGGCCGCTCAAGACCTCACGACCACGGCGCGCGTCAAGCTGTTCCTGGGCATCAAGGACTCGGACGCGGGCGCGGATGCGGTGCTGTCCTGGCTTGTGACGGCCTGCTCCTCTTGGCTCATCCGGCAGCTGGGCAACCGCCCAATCAAGAGCCAGGCGTTCATCGACAAGTTCAACGGGGAGGGTGGCCAGAGTCTCACCCTCGCGCACGCGCCCGTCACGGGCGTCACCTACGTGAAGGTGGACGGTGTTGAGGTCCCCGCCCGAGCCTCGGTGACGGGGGAAGGGTACGTGCTCGACAACGGGCGCATCGTCCTCACCCCCACCTACGTGCTCACCCCCGGAATCCTCAACGTGGAGGTGTCGTACACGGCGGGCTGGGACCCGGTTCCCGAGGACATCGAACAGGCGGTGGTCATGTGGGTGGCTGAGCTCCACCGCGCTCGGGACCGCGTGGGCCTCTCCTCGCGCTCCAACCCCTCGGGGGACTCGCTCACCTTCAAGCCTGACTCGGTTCCGGTGTACGTGTCGCTCACCATCGACTCTTACAAGCGCGTGATGGGGGTGCCTCAGTGAGCAGCTCCAACATCACGGTCAAGGGGGGCGTCAACGGGGTCAAGGAGACCATCGACGTTCTCTTCAAGAGCAAGGAGAAAGTCTGGACCAAGCTGCTCGCCGCCATGGAGCAGTCGGGCTCTGAGCTGGCGGGCGCGCAGCTGTCGGGCGCGCGGTCCCAGCTCAAGGAGAAGACAGGCAACCTGTTCCGGGGCATCCTCTACCGGGTCCGCACGAAGGGGGACAACGTCATCCTCAAGGCGGGTGCGCTGAAGAAAGCCAACCACGCCCGCTTCTTTGAGAAGGGGGTCATGCGGCTCGGGGTGGAGGTCCGTCCCGTGCGCCGCGACAAGTCCCGGGACCGCTACGGCATCCGCGTGAAGAGCCAGACCAAGAAGCGTACCAACATCCGGTTTGAGCTCATGGAGGCCGGCATCAAGTTCATCAAGCCCTACAAGCGCGACTTCATCCTCAAGCCGCGCCCCTTCATCATCCCTGCCTACGAGGCGCAGCGCGCGACCATCGAGGCTCGGATTGACAACGCTGTGAGCGAGGGAACCGCCGATGGCCACTAGGGAGCAGGTCCTGGCCGCGCTTGCCGCGCGCCTCCAGACGAAGGTGCCGAGCCTCAAGGTGCTCCGAGCGTACCGGGACCCGAACAGCCTCGGGCCAGAGGAGCAGCCCGCCGCATTCGTCCTGGCCGACACCTTCACGCCCCAGGAGTCCCGGGGGCGTCCCCCGGTCTGGGTCCTGCGCGTGGACATCGTCTTGTACGCTCGGGCGCAGGAGGCGAGTGAGACGCCTGAGACGCAGATCAACGCGCTCATCGACGCGGTGGAGGTCGCGCTCCAGCGGTCTGATGTGGAGTCGATCACCGACATGACGAGCCCCTACACAACGAATCTCGGGGGGCTCTGCTCGCGGTGCTGGATCTCGGGGTCGGTGGACCTCATCCCCGGGGAGCCCGGTGGTCAGGCAGCGGCGCTGATCCCGGTTGAGATTCTCTTGCCGTAAGGAGGCAGCATGCCGAAGGAGATCAACGCACCGAAGGAGCAGCCCAAGCTGCCGCCCGAGGTGGAAGCTGTGCTCGAGCAGTACCACATCGAAACCTTCTACAACAGGGGGTTCGATGCTTCGTTGTCCAACCACTTCCGCGCCGCGACGGAGCAGCTCAAGGTCAGGTTGG